GTTTATTTTATCCAACTTGTTTAAAAGTGCTTTCAAATCCATTCTAAATTCCTGATTTCTTCAAGGTACTGCGTAACATCCATGCATGTTTGGCATGAGCAGATTGTCGATCTGCAATAAAATTACTTAGCCCATGCTCACGTTCGCGTTCTGCAAGATCGAATGTAATTTTTAAAAAAGAAATAATTTTTTCACTGTCTGCCAATAATTCAGCCAACATGGCTTGAGGCTCTGGCACTTCATTGCTTTCTTGGATGGCACTGTATTTTAAAAATGCACTGTTACTGCCGAGTGCATAGGATCCCAAATAACGAATATTTTCAGCAAACTCGTCACGTGCATTGTACACTTCATTATAAATCTTGTTTAATAATTTATGATACTGTGGAAAGTTTGGCCCTTCGATATTCCAATGAAATGAAGATGCTTTAACATAGTAAACATTTTCACTGGCAAATGCTATCTTTACGGCTTTGACTAGTTCGTCCATTACTTGGCTCCTTCACTTACTGCCGCACCAGTTGCATGTACTTTGATTTGTTTGTCTGGATATTTACGTTCCATGGCAAGTGAAATACGATTTGCTTCCTGCCTAGATCCAAAAACCTTCCATTGTTTGCCATTAATACTAATCGCATAGTTATTTGTTTCGTGCCCAAGTTCATGTTCCATCTCTTGACGTTTAAAATCTCTATGATGTTCTCCACGCAAGCCATATTCAGCCGCGGCTTGATCGCGTTGATAAGCATCTTTGTGCATTTCGTGTAGTTTATCTTTATCGCCGATCATATAATCACGTACAGTTTCTATATAGTCAGTTGCAAGTGTAATTTTATCTTGTACCCATTCTGGAAGATTATCGTTAGGGTGAATCATCGATTCTAATTCGCCGATAGCATGCTTTAATGCACCAAAGTGATTTTCAGCCATCTCGCCTTCTTGATCATATTCGGCTGGATCATGATCTTCTGTTTCTACCATACGATTTTTATTAAGAATACGATCAGCAATACGTCTAGCCTGTTCGCTAATAAGTTCTTTCTTTGAGGTAGATTCTTCGGCTAATTCTTTTTCGGCAGTTGTATAATATTGATACAACATGTTGGACATTGCTGTCTTTTTAACTTCTTTAATTGTTTCTGGTTGTTCAACTTTAGGTTCCGCATAGTGTTGCATAGCCATTTGAACTGGCAATGTAACCTTATGCGGATTAGCGCCTTCTGTCACAATAGACAGAAAAGTTTTCATGTTGTCAGACCCTTCTACTGGTTTACTTGATACACTGTCCATGGTCTGAAGAATTTTCTTCATGTCCATAGTATTATCCGTTTAATCGTTGCATGATAACTTTCATGCGATCTAACTCTGCAGATTCTTTTAATGCAGTTGTTTTGCCTTCTGTCTCGATCTGCTTTTTCTTGACCACATTGGTACCGGGAATCTTTGAACCTATTGGAATACTTTTATCTGCTAGACCACCGGTCACCGCATTGCCTTCCATGTCAATCATGTCTTTCTTCTTTTTGACTTTGCCTTCCAATATATCTTTGGCACGGGCAATGGCTTCTTTAACTTTTTTGTTACCAAATGGGTTTTTCTTTTTATCAGCGGCCGCTTTTTTCATCGACTCTTTCTTGTTACCATCACCGTCTAAATCTAAAAAATCTGGCTTTGCTTCTTCCAACTTGCCAGCTTTGGCCATTTTGGCTTTAACTGCGCCTGCTACACGTTCACCTGCCGCTTTGCTACCGTATTCTTTGGCGGCCTTATTAGCAACAGCTTTAAAACCAGTTGTCTTACCATTGTTGTGCTTGCCTACATCAGCTTCATCAACTTTCTTCTTTTCTAAATCATTTTTGCCTTTGCCGTCTGCCGCAAATGCTGGAACCATTTTGCCATTGACTTTCTTCATTGGCATTTTGCCTTCGTCATACTTGTTGTATTTGTCGCGAATAGCATCTATTTCTTTTTTACTAGCACCGTCTTTGCCAGCTTGTGCTAATTTTTTCATACCTTCGGGACCAAACTTCTCATAACCTTTGGCCGCACGGCTCATAGTTTTAGCTTCGTCCACTTTGCCATGTACTGGGCATTTTGCTTTGCCTTTTTCTTCACAGCAACACTTGGCTTTGGCTTCATCCACTTTGTCACGATTGTCAAACTTAACACCGTCTTTCATGCCGTATGTTTTGGCACTTTTTGGACTGAATTTCTGTGCTGGAGCTTTTTCTTTCTTCTCAGCGGCTGATTGTGCTTTGGCATGACTCTTGATACCCTTACCTGATTTCTCTTCAGCATCACCATCATCGTGATAGCTAGTGTTTGTATGTCTAACGCCTTTGTCGGTCTTAACTGCCCTACCGGTAGCAGTTTTAAATGAATCACCTTCTTTGGACTTTTCATCAAAACCTTCAGACATCTTTTCAGACTTGTCTTTAGCGGCTTTTTTCTTAAGTGCGGTAACCTTTTCTTTGGCTTCTGCAAGTTTGCTTGTTAACAAAGCACGTTTGCTTTCGCTTAGATCAGTACTTTCAGCAATCATTTGGCTGTAATCTTTGAACTGTTTTTCGTAGTTCAAATACTGATATACCGTAGAAATATCTTCTGCGGCACTAATAATTTTGTTCTTTACCCAGCTTTCTAATAGCTGTTCATCTTGAATTAATTTGAAAAGTTTGGCACTTTGTTGTGCTGTTTTATATAGATCTTGTTTGGCCATTTGAGGACTCCGTTAACTTGTAATATTTATCTTTTAATGGTTTCGCCGCCGAATAGGCTGACTCCCATCATGTCTAGGGCATTAACGGCAGTGCCGTTTTTGTACTTTTTCTGCATGACTTTGGGAGGTTTTGCATTGTTTACACCGCCCGCAATGTTGGGATTTACAACAGTTGCTATATTTCCAGAGCTTGTAGCTCCTACTGTAGCAGTTTCGCTGATGAATTCTTTAGCTCTCATTACACACCGTATTTGTTAGTTTTAACTTTAGCCACAGGACTGATGCTATTGGTAGAATCTATTTCATGACTCGATGCATCAGCAACAACTACAGTACTGCCTACTCCTAATATTTTTTTAGCTTTATCTAGCTTTTCTTGCTCGCCCGGATAACGCACCCAAACAGTAGGCTGATCATTAATAGGCCCATGTTTAAAAGCATTGCCGTCACCTGCAATAGCTACACCTAAACGATACATACCATAGAATGTGTCAGTATCAATTCTTTCAGCTCTTGGTGCGGCCCTTTCATGATGCGGCTTTAGATCAGGTGTTCCACCTTTGCCTTCTTTGATAAATTCATTTGCTCTCATTGCTTTTTCCTATTGGTTGTTCACCAGTCATGTAAGGTAAACTAAACCATAATTTAAACCATTCTGGAGTTCCAGGCTGTATATGGTTTTTACGCATCAACTCGCCCTTGTTATCTCCAGTAACACTAATATTACTTCCTTGGTTTGCACGATACTCGTGTAATCTTGCTTCGCCGCCTAGTCCGCCCATGCCAGATAGGATCTTTAATTCTTGGATAGGATCTTCCGGCGACAAATAACAATCATCGGGGCTATCCTGATTTAAGTCTTGTGAAGTTATTCTGTACTGTTTCATTATTTATTGAATCGTTGTTGCCAAATTTCTTCAAATAATTGGCCCAATCTAACACGACCTTCGTTAGGAACACAGTTGTTAACACGGACACCGCCCTTCATTTTAGTGCCTTCTTTGTGCTTGCCCTTCCAGCACTTAGGATCTAACCGTTGCTTCACTGCTTCAGCCATGCTGATATCTTTTTCCAGATCTCTAACAATCAAATGTAATAGTTCTTTAGCCGCACCGTCGCCCCATTCTAAACTCTTAACAATGGCGTGTGCGCCTTCTGCACCAACTTGTTTAACAATGTGTTGCAACAGTTCTTTAGTAACGTGTGGTACTCCTGTTGCATCGCCTTCGGCTTCCGCCACACCTTGCTGTCCATGTTTCTTAAGATCGTTGGCAAACTGCTTGTTGGTGGCTTTGTTGATGCCTTTGAAGCGTTTGTCACCGCGAGCATAGTCACCACCAGCATCTGCCTTCTTGGCATCTGCATACGCAGTTTTTTTATATTGTGCCAGCTTGTCAGTAGATAATTCTCTCAAATTACTTTCCGCCAGTTCTTGTGCAGGCCCTTTGATTTTGGTTTGTTTCATAGCTAGTTTCTCTGCTTTTTGTTTTTCTTTTTCTGCTCGCTGTTGCTCTTTTTCAGCTTTTTGTTTTTCTTTAGCAATCTCAGCTTCCATATACGGCATCATATAATGTCTTACCAGTTGAAAATACGGATGCTTTGCAATTATTGTATCAGCAGGTACTCCTGAATATTTTGCAAAATCTTGTGGATTATTTTCTTTAATTGCTTTACGAACTAGGCTTGCTTCGCTTTGCCTTTTTGCTTCAGCCCATAAGATAGCCTTAAAATGATAAAACCCATGTGGCCCTTCTTTACCATTTTGGCCCTGTAGCATGGGCAAGTATGTGTTTACATCTACACTGTCAGTAACAATGTGCAATGTGACAGAACCGTATTTTTTGTACACCATGGATGCTAGTGTAAACCAACTTTGTTCTGCCACCAAATGCCCTTCTAATTCAGGCATGAATGTTTTCATGGCTTCAACTTTAATATCGAATGGAAGTGGATCTTTAGGACCTTGAGTGCCTTGATTTGTACCTACATACCAAATATCATGTTTGGCCGCTATTTCCCAAGCGGCCTTGTGGCCAAAATGAGGAGGATTAAAACGTCCAAATATAATGGCCGCATCTTTGTGTAATGATTCTGTTAAATGATGTGCTTTCAATTTTTCCATCCAGGTGCAACGATTTTCATATTGCCATGCTTATGATGAGGTTGAGCATAGCGAACATAACCTTCGCTATTAGTAGACCAGACATCTGCATCGTGTGTATCGTTAGTTATTTTGTATATGTCGTGTTTGATATCTCTAATAACTTTCATAGCATGGAACACTTCATTCAATGCCTGTGTTTGTTGCTCAATATGGTGTAACGCTTGTTGCTTAGGCAATGATACACGAGGTTTACCATTAGCCTGCGGTTCTGCCATCCAATCAAAAAACACTTTAGCATCGATAGATTCAAATGTGCTACCTGCATTTTTTTGATTTAAGAAAGGATAAAAGATGCCGTTTTTATCTGTGTGCGAAATACTGTTAACAAACTGATCAATCTTTTGACCATGTTGTTCCAACCATGTTTGTTTTGTTTTCACATCTTTCTTAGCAGTAAGCTCTTCTCCGCTTTTTGCATGAGCTGGTGCCTTACTATTGTAGATGGGATCTAATACAATTAATTCAGGAGTTCCGTTAAATTCACCAAAGTCATCTTTAGGTTTTTGTGCAGAGTCTGGAGCACCAAAAGTATCAAACGTTCCATGAGCCGCAATCATAAGTTTTGCACCAGCTATGCGTTTGCCTAACTCGCTGTCTTTACTAACATGATACTCGGTAGCACTATGTGGATTAGGATGCATGTTGTATGTACCGCTTTGATCCATTTTAGGTTTGGTTGCAGGCATAAAAATAGCATCTGCGTACACAAACCCTACAAAGTCTTTAGGTGTTGCGGCATCAAATACAGGATATAAACTACTAAACTCGCTAGCAAAACGTTGACGCTCAGGAGTTATCTCTTGTCCTTTAGCACCTTCACCGCTTTTGTTTAGAATAAAATTCTTAACAGCTTCTGGACTAGTAAAGTCGTCCATTGTTGTGCCAGTGTTACGTCCACCTTTGCCCCAGCCGTTGTGTCCTGCTAGTATCAAAGGTCCGCCAGCAACTTCTCGTCCCCAATAAATTTGAGGATTACCGTCCCACTTAAAACGCAACTGTTTAGGTTCGGCTTTGATTTCGTCAAAATGCTGTAGTGCTTCGAGGATACCACTTACGCCGTGAAATATAACAAAGTGCTCTGGGTGGTTGAACGCCCGCCCTAGTTGTACAGGAGCCTTTGCTTCACCAACTTCACGGATGAATAATTCTCTAAGTAACACTTATTGATCCTTGTAATGACCGTTCTTAATTTTTTCAACTTCTTCTTCGTAAAGATGTTGAGACATTTCGTCCAACAACTCTTGATCTAATTCGTGTGGTAGTTCTCTAATTTGAAATTTGTTACAATACTTATTGTATGCTTCTCTAATGGCTTTGTCAAACAACTTGTAATCGGGCTGTTTGCCACTTTCCATTTGATCTTTAACTTTTAGAACGGCTGGAAACGTATGACGACGATATGCATCATCATCGTGATTCATGAAGAATATTAGGTCGTCTTTTAAATTAAACCCTAAACCGTGTGGATCGTTTGGATCTTTTTCTTGTTTATCTAATTCTAAGTCAATGCTTTCGCAAAGTTCATTTATACGCATATTTTGGCCCGTTTATCAAAAAAATACCCTAACTGAGGCAGTTAGAGTATTTATCGTAATACACAGAATGTGTTTTATACTTCGGACTGGTGTAAAATACGCTGTACTTTGCTTATAGTACCGCCTAAATGCATTTTGGTCATGAGTAAATTATTATCGCCCGTTACATAGAAGTGTGTACCTCCCCAACTTCTACCACGTTTTAGATCTCGTGTACAGCTCTTGGTTAGCTTGACTTTGGCGTTATTTTCAGCCCATTCGACAAAAGTGCTGTATTCTTGCTTGGTCGCGCCCATAGTAACACGATAATCAAAATCCATCTTATTCATGATGATGGTATCGCTGGTCAATACACCATCTTCTGCAGGCTTACTAATAAACTTGATGGTGTCGAAGTATTTTTTTTCAAACAACTTTACTGTCTTGATATCATTGGTGTAAATGTTGATAATGGGCTGTTCCACACGCAAATCATAATTTGTAATCTTTTTAAAATCACCGCACAATGATCTTACATATTCCAAATCTTCTGTAGATTTGACTCGACTGGCCCAATAGGAAAAATGCTCAGGCTGATTGATATCAATTTTTGCCAATTCCATAACAGCATTATCGATATCTCCTCCCCTGAACAAGGTTGCACTGGAGCATATCAGTGCAATTTTGTACTGATATTTTCCTAAAAATAAACTACGTGTTTCTTTATACTTCATTTTCTGTTATAGTAACTGTTTCAGCTTCAGTTACAACTAGCGGTAATTTTGGAGTTTTAATTTTTGCTGTGAGCAAAATTTTGTCCTCTTCAACACTGATATGTAACCATCCACCGTTCTTGAGTTCTCCAAACAGCATCATCTTGGCAAGGTCACGTTTGATTTCCTTGTCAATAGTACGTTGTAGTGGCCGAGCACCCATCTTGGCATCGAAGCCTTTTGTAATTAGCCAGTCGATTGCTTCGTTATTGATTTTGATACGGATGCCTTTTTCTTTGACTTGATCACGCATCTCGTCAATGAACTTGTTAACGATCTTGACCATAACTGGTTTGCCAAGTTTCTTAAATGTAATAATACCGTCCAATCGATTTCGGAACTCTGGTGTTAAGAATTTCTTCAAGTCTGCATCACTGTAATCCTTTTCCTGTGCGCCAAAACCAATAGCGTTCTTTTCAGCTGACTGTGCGCCGGCGTTGGTTGTGAGAATAAGAATAAGTTGACGACAGTCAGCTTGTTTACCATTTGAACCAGTAATAAAACCATTGTCCATCATTTGTAATAGCACTGTGCTGACATCTGGATGGCTCTTTTCAACTTCGTCAAACAATAGAACAGCATTTGGGTTCTCCTGAATTTGCGTAATTAGCAAGCCAGCATTTTCTTCAAAGCCGACATAACCTGGAGGGCTACCAATCAACTTACTGATACTGTGCTTTTCTTGATATTCACTCATGTCAAAACGCAACAACTTAGTACCCATGTGTTTAGCAAGTGCCTTGGCTGTTTCAGTTTTACCTGTACCAGTCGGACCCATGAATACAAATGATCCAATAGGTTTATTTTCGCTTTTCAAGCCAGCTTGTGCCACCATGATCTTATCAACCACTTCTTCTAAGGCTGTATCCTGACCATACACTTCTTTAGAAAGATGTCCTTGCAAATTAACAAGTCCTTCGCTTTCTTGTTCAGCAACAACTTCTTCGGGGATCTTAACCATCTTGGCCAGTTCGAAACGAATGCCTTCTCCGTTAACAACACGCTCGCTGTCAGGCATCTTCAAATTAAAACGACTACATGCTACGTCGATTAAATCGATGGCCTTATCTGGTAGCTTCTTATCTGCTTGGTACTTAACGGATAGTTTAATAGCTTCCTGAAGTGCATCATCTTTAATTTTAACTTTGTGATGTTCTTCGTAATATTTTTTAATGCCTTTGAGGATCTGCATAGTAACTTCTTGGGTCGGCTCGTCAACGGTGATGCGTTGGAAACGGCGCATCAATGCACGATCCTTTTCAAAATGTTTGCGATATTCTTCCCATGTGGTACTTGCAATAACTTTGATAGTACCTTTGCTTAGTGCAGGCTTCATCATGTTAGACAAATCGTTTGCACTATTACTTGCCGAGCCAGCACCGCTAATCATGTGTGCTTCGTCGATAAACAAAATAGTTTTGCCTTTTTTAGCAAGTCCTTTGAGAACCATTTTAAAACGTTCTTCAAAGTCTCCACGATATTTACTACCAGCAAGCATGGCACTAATATCCAAATTGAACACTTGATATTCTTTTAAGAAATCCGGAACTGCACCTTTGACAATATTAAATGCAAGACCTTCAGCAATAGCTGTTTTACCTACACCCGGATCACCAACAAGGATTACGTTATTTTTACTACGACGTCCCATGGCCAGCGCAACATTTTCCAGTTCGTCTACACGACCAATAACTGGATCAATTTTACCTTTCTTAACCAGTTCGTTAAGATTGGTTGTAAAGGCTTTAAGGGCTTTATTACCTTGTACATCCGTTTGGTCCATCTCTTCTTCTTCGCCGCCTTCTAGGTTATTATTAATGTAGTCAGCAAATTTTTCTTTATCAATTTCTGCTTGTTGAATGTAAAAATGCGCCCACGAACGTTTTTCGCTCATCATGGCAAGAAATACATCAGTGCTTTCAATGCGTTGACGTCCGTTGAACAGCACTTGTGTAAATGCTTTATTAAGCACACGCTCGACCACTTGTGTTTTTTTAGGTTTGGCCACCGGGCCCGCCGCAGTGATTTCATCGCATTTATTTTTTAGATAATGCTCTAAATTCTTTTTAATATATTCAGGATCACTACCATACCCTTGAATAGCATTTGAAAATCCTTCCTCACACAGCATAGCAAACAAAAGATGTTCGATTGTTAGGTATTCGTGATTGAGATTTTTAGCTGTATCGATAGCTTTCTCAAATACTGCTTGTAGATTGTCGCTGGGTTCAACCATTTAGTTTCCTTTGTTTTTTCCGTGCCATTTGTAATTTTAAATTACTTACATGTTCTGTAAATGTTACACCATCTAAATGATCCAATTCGTGTTGGAAACATCTAGCATCAATGCCTTCAAGTTCTATTATACACTGTTTGCCGGTGTTGTCAAGATATGCGGCAGTTATTTTATTGTGTCTTTCAATCTTTAGCCATAGGTTTGGAAAACTTAAACAGCCTTCCTCCCCATCAATTAAATCGTTATCTCCCATCATGATCCATGGATTAAAACATCCTAGTTCACGACCGTCTGCTAATTTTATAACAAACACTCTACGTAACAATCCAACTTGATTGCCAGCAAGCCCAATGGCCCGACTGGCCCGCATTAGTTCTAGCATTTCACGCTCTATAACAGCCGCATTAACATGGTTTTCAAAGTCCCAACGTTCTGCAGGTTGTCGAAGAATTGGATCATCCTCTTTGTGTAATTTCAGCATCTAATTGTCTCAATTGTGATATTAAATTTGGATCAGATATTGCTTTAGATTTAATCTTAACAACTGCCACGAATCGACCTTTAGTTCTAGTTTGTATATTAGTAAATCCTTGTCCGTTACTAGCGAATTCTACACCAGTATCGACTCCGGGCCGGATATCTAATTCAATATGTTGGCCGCTTAACGTTCTAACACTTTTCCTACAACCTATCATGGACTCAATAGGACTAATGTCCACACTAGTGTATAAGTCATCGCCGCGACGCTCAAAAACAGGATCTCCCATGACTATAATAGTTACATTGAGGTCGCCTCGTTGAAATTGCGGATGACTGTCATCTCCTAATCCGTTGTAGCGAATTGTTTCACCATGTGATATGCCTGCTGGTACATTGATGACAACAGTTTGTGTACGGCCGCTTGGTAATTGATATTGTGCTTCTAATTGTTTGCCGAGAAAGCTATCAAGTAATGTAACTTGACATTGTATGTTTAAATCTCGATTGCGTCGTTGTTGTCGATGCATTTGTCCAAAAATGTCTCCAAACGGGCTAGCACCTCCGCCAAACATTTGACTAAATGGATCAAATCCTCCGTTTCCTGTATGAAAATGAAATTGTTGTCCACCAAATTGTCTTTGTTGATCATATTCAGCACGTTTTTGATCGTTACCCAATATATCATAAGCAACGCTAATGTCTTTGAATTTGGCTTGATCCCCACCCTTGTCTGGATGATGTTTATTAGCCAAGCTTCGGTATGCTTTCTTAATTTCTTCTGGGCTGGCTTTCTCGCCAACGCCTAATGTTTGGTAATAATCAGTCATAGTCGTAAAAAAGGCTCCATTAATACTAGTAATTATACTATCTTAAACGGAGCCTGTCAAGTTTTTGATTGACTTATTTCTTCTTTTTTGGAGCCACTGTATCTGGTTTGGTACCGGCTACTTGTGTGCCTTCTGCTTTTTTGTGATGCTTAACTTCTTTTTTAGCAGGTGCTTTTTTTGCTGGTTCTGCGGCAATTGCTGTTGAAGCAAATGCGGCTACGATTAATAATGCTAGTAATTTTTTCATTTTAGTTTCCTTTGATTAATGTGCGTCTGGTGGAAGATCTTTAACTTGCCCACTGTCAGTGGTACCCCTTTCACTCTGCCACTTTGGACTATTGTAAACATCAATCAAGTAACCATTTTGTAACATGCCGATAGACTTCTGGTAACGTCGAACAGCATGTACTAACTCTTGTGCTGGGCTATATGTAGGAGCTACGTCTGGTTTAATAGGGTGATGTGTCTTGATATGTCCTAAGTGAGCGTGTATGTTGTTGATATGGCTTTGACTTACAGGATGAGCATGTAGTTTTGGGTCACTCAAATGAGCGGCTGTTGGGTGCGTACCATTCTGAATGTTGTGTACATA